CTTTTGCGTGCGCGTGGCCGAAATTGGAAGTTCAGGAGGGCCTAGCCATGGGCAAGGGCCGGAAGCCGACGCCTAAGACGATCCTTAGCCTTCGTGGCTCTCGCGTTAGGGGGCCGCATAAGAGCGGGATTGAGGCGCCGCCTGGTGTGCCGCCGGCCCCGGCCTGGCTGTGTGATACGGCCCGGGCTGAGTGGGAGCGGATCGTTCCCATGCTGGAGGCGTCCAAGGTGATGAGCCCTCGTCACCAACAGACCCTCGCCGCCTACTGCGATTCGTTCGCGGACATGGTGCAGGCCGACATCGAGCTCAAGGCGAACGGCACCACGTTGATGGACGACAAGGGTAGGGTGAGTAACCACCCGGCGTGGATGCGGAAGCGCGACGCCCGTAACCAGATGCTGAAGTTCGCGGCCGAGTTCGGCCTGACGGCATCGGCCCTCGCGAGGGTATCGGCAGTTGAGCAAACGCCGACGCAAAACGACGACGACGCCCGCATGTTCGCCTGACTCGCCTGGCGAGTTGGCGGTTCGGTTCTTCGAAGAGAACCTGACGCACGCAAAAGGCGAGCTCGGCGGCAAGCCGTTCCTGCTCGAGCCGTGGCAGAAGGACTACGTTCGGCAGTTGTTTGGGCAGTTGCGACCGGATGGCATGCGGCAATACCGCACGAGCCTGCTGGCGATCCCACGGAAGAACGGCAAGTCAACGCTGTGTGCCGGGATCGCGCTCAAGCTCATGTTCGACGGGGAGCCTGGGGCGGAAATCTATTCGTGTGCCGCTGACCGCGACCAGGCCCGGCTGGTCTTTGAGATGGCGAAGGTTTGCGTAGAGAACTCGCCGAAGTTACGCAGCCGGCTGCGGGTGTTTCGCAACAGCATCGTGCGGGAAGAGACGCATACCACGTACAAGGCGCTGTCGGCGGAAGCGTTCACGAAGCACGGCTTGAACGCTCACGGCGTGATATTTGACGAGCTCCACGCCCAGCCAGGTCGCGAGCTGGTTGATGTCATGGCCACAAGCCAGGGTGCGCGTCGGCAGCCGCTGCTCGTGTACATCACGACGGCCGGCTACGACCGCAAGAGCGTCTGTTGGGAAATCTGGAAATACGCCGAGGCGGTGCAATCCGGTGCGATCACCGATGACACGTTCCTGCCGGCGATATTTGCGGCGGCACCGGACGCCGACTGGAAGGACGAAAAGACGTGGGCCGTCGCCAATCCGAATCTCGGCGTCTCGATCAAACTGGACTTCCTGCGAAGCGAGTGCCAGCGGGCCGTCGAGGTGCCTGCGTACGAGAACACGTTCCGGCAGTTGTACTTAAACCAGTGGACAGAGCAGGACACGCGATGGCTTCGCATGGATCACTGGGCGCAGGGAAACAAGCCGTGCCCCGTGTCGCTCGAGGGTCGTGAGTGTTGGGCTGGCCTGGACTTGGCGTCCACGTTCGACACTACGGCACTGGTGCTGTTGTTTCCGCTGGATGACGGCACGTTCTGGGTGCAGCCGTACTTCTGGATTCCAGAAGAAAACGCCGCACAGCGCGAGCGGCGAGACAAGGTGCCGTATCTCACGTGGGCTCGCCAAGGGCATCTCAAGATGACCCAGGGCAACGTAACTGATTTTGACATAGTCCGGGCTGACATAAACGCCCTGGCGAAAAGGTATCAGATTCGCCAGTTGGCAATTGACCGCTGGAACGCGACGCAGTTAGCCACACAACTGCAAGGAGATGGCGTCAACGTGGCAGGATTTGGACAGGGCTATGCCAGCATGAGCCCGGCCGCGAAGCAGCTGGAAGCATGGGCCGTCGCCGGTCGCCTGCTGCATGGCGGGCATCCAGTGATGGCGTGGCAAGCCGGCAACGTGGCGATACAGCTGGACGCGAACGGGAACATTAAGCCCAGTAAAGCCAGAAGCACAGAGCGAATCGACGGCATGGTGTGCCTTGCCATGTGCTGCGGCATCTACGCCGTGGCCACGGCCCCGCCGCCCGAACAATCCTGGGACATCATCACGCTATGAGTGACACGGCGATCACGAATGACTACCGGATGCACGAGCTTCGTGGCATCGACTGGAGCGAGATGGGCGGTGGTCGCACCGCGTCGGGCATCCGCGTCAACGCCGACACGTCGATGGCGTGCTCGGCGTACACGGCCTGTATCCGGGTGATTTCCGACAGCGTCTCGTCTCTGCCGCTGCACCTCTACGAGCGAGTGGCGTCTGGCGGCAAGCGTAAGGTTCCCGAGCATCCGCTGTACCGTCTGCTGCACACGCAGCCGAATCCGTGGCAGACGGCCCAGGAGTTTCGGGATTGGATGACGGGGCTGTACCTGCACTACGGCGCGAGCTATGCGGAGAAGCGTCCCGGCCCGCGTGGCACGGTTGGCGAACTGTGGCCGCTGCACAGCAGTCGGATGGAAGAGGAGCGGCTGGAGAACGGCCAGATTCGCTACCTCTACCGCGAGCCAGACGGACGGCAGACGGTGTACCGGCAAGACCAGATCTTCGCCTTGCGGTACACGACCAGCGACGGCATTCATCCGATCCCCACCTACCGGCTGTTCCAGAACGCCATTGGCCTGGCCCAGGCGTTGGAGGCCCACGGGGCCACGTACTTCGGCAACGGTGCCCGGCCTGGCATCGTGCTGGAGAGCGACAACCCGATCCCGGTCGAGGCGGCCGAGCGTCTGCGAGAGCAGTGGGAGCGGATGCACCGTGGGCCGGATCGAGCGCACCGCACGGCGGTGTTGCCGAATGGCGTGAAGGCTCACGAGCTCAGCGGCAGCAACGAGGCGGCGCAGTTCCTAGAGACGCGGCAGTATCAGGTCATCGAAATCTGCCGGGCGTTTCGCGTGCCGCCGCACATGATCCAAGACCTGACCCGCTCGACCTACAGCAACATCGAGGTCCAGGGCACGGAGTTCGTGCAGCATTGCCTGTTGCCGCATCTCAAGCGGTGGGAGGCGGCGATTGCCCGCGACCTGATTGACGATGACGAGCGGTACTTTTGCGAGCACAACGTCAGCGGTCTGTTGCGTGGCGATCACGCGAGCCGCTCGGCCTACTACGTGTCGGCGATTCAGAACGGGTGGATGAGCATCAACGAAGTGCGCGAAATGGAAAACTTGAACCCGCTCGGCCCTGAGGGCGACAAGCACTTCATCCAGCTAAACATGACCACGCTCGACAAGGCTGGCGAGGAGCCGCCGGCACCGGAGCCGATGGCCGAGCCGCCCGTCGAGGAAGAAGACACCCCGGCCGATGACGCCGAAGACCAGGCCGAATAGGAGGACACGACCGATGGAAATTGAACGCCGTTCGCTGTTGGTGGAGGAACTGCCTGAGGCCGAGCTGGTGGTCGAGTCGCGGTCGAATGGTCGCGAGGCGATTCGTGGGCTGGCGATTCCGTACAACCGGCTGTCCGTTGATCTCGGCGGCTTTCGCGAGCGAATCCTGCCGGGGGCGTTCGACAAGATTCTCAGCCGCCAACGCGGCAAGCAGGAGATCGTGTCGTACTTCAATCACGATTCCAACTGGCTGTTGGGCCGCGAGTCTGCCGGCACGCTGGAGATCATCTCCGACGAGCGTGGCATTTCCTACATCGTGGAGCCGCCAGACACGCAGGCCGGGCGGGACGTTCTCGCACTCGTGCGGTCGAGGAATCTGCGTGGCAGTTCGTTCGCGTTCACGGTCGCACAGCGTGGCGGCGAGCGGTTCACGACGGACGAGGCAGGCAAGGCGATTCGCGAAGTAGTTGAAGCGTCAGGGCTCTACGAAATGGGGCCAGTTGTGACGCCGGCGTACAGCAGCACCAGCGTGGCTGTGGCCATGCGGTCCTACGAGGCGTGGCTTGCGGAGCAGGCACCAGAGCCGGCGGCCCAGGCGGATTGTTCGCAGATGGCCTTGCGAGGCGTCGCCGCCGCCTGGGCTGCCCTTCTCAGGATTCGCAATGTCTGACCGTCCCCGCTGTCAGTGCGGCGAGCAACTGCGGACGCGCTCTAGCCGTGCATGCGGCGACGAACGGCAGCGGTACGTGCGCTGTCCGCGATGCGGTGCTCGCGGTGTGGTGTTTGTGAAAACAACAGTTTCGCAAGTGCGGTTCTGCAAGGGGCCGGGTAGGTAAGTGCATCGTGGACTTCACGGCAATCACGCCGCTGGAGAAACCACGACATGGATCGCCTTACCGCTCTCCGCACCGAGGCCGCCGAGGTTGCCACTCGGATCGAGGCCCTGACCGCTCTCGACTCTGACAACAAGGCCGACATCGACGCTCGCAATCTCGAGCTCTCTGGCCTGACCGAGAAGGCCAAGGCGCTCGCCGGCCAGATCGACTTCGAGGCGAAGGTGGCCGAGTCGGTCGCCAATCTCCGCAGCGTTGCCGAGCGTTGCTCGCCGGCTCCCGAGGTGCGCGCCGAGGAGCGGACCCGGATCGAGCCGGTTCGCGACAGCCGGACGCTGAAGGCGTTCCGCTCGCATGAGGATGCCTACCGCGTCGGCAAGTGGATTCAGGCGACCTTCGCCGGCGATGCCGAAGCAAAGCGGTGGTGCCAGGACCACGGCGTCGAGGCTCGCTCGATGGTCGGCGGCGTCAACTCGCTCGGCGGCTGGACCGTGCCGGATGAGCTGTCCAGCACCGTGATCCGCAACGTCGAGACGTATGGTGTGGCCCCGACCGCGCTGCAGAACTTCAGCATGTCTTCGGACACGCTGTCGATTCCGAAGCGGCTGAGCGGCGTCACCGGCTCGTGGCTGGGCGAGAACGCCGAGTTCTCCTACAGCAACATGACCGGCACGCAGGTGCAGCTTGTGGCCCAGAAGTTCGGCGTGGCGACCAAGTGCAGCAACGAGCTCTTCGCCGATGGCGTGGGCGTTGCGGACCTGATCGCGACCGAGCATTCGCTCGCCGTGGCCCGCGCCCTGGACGAGGCGGTGTTCGTTGGCACGGGTGTCTCGTCCTTCGGCGGCCATCACGGTGTGGCGGTGAAGATCGACACCGCTCCGTTCACGGCCTCGGTCGTGACGGCGGCCGTCGGCAACGTGTCCTTCGAGACGCTCGACAAGGAAGACTTCCTTGCCGTGCTCGCGAAGACCCCCCGTTACGCTCTGCCTGGTGCTCGGTGGTACATCTCGCCGGCTGGCTATCACGCCGCGATGCAGCGGCTGGATCTGGCCCAGGGTGGCAACGCCAGCGTGGCCCAGGGTTTTGGCCTGACGTTCCTGGGGTATCCGGTGACGCTGGTGTTCCCGATGAACAGCACGCTCGGCACCGACTCGGGCAAGATCAAGGTGCTCTTCGGCGACCTGGCGATGGCTGGTGCTCTTGGCATCCGCCAGGGCTATCAGCTCCGCGTCAGCCAGGAGCGGTTTGTCGAGCTCGACCAGACGCTCGTCTCGGGCGTGATTCGTGCCAACGCCGTGTTCCACAGCCTGGGCTCGACCAGCGAGGCCGGCCCGGTCATCGCCCTGAAGACCGCGTAGTGATCTTGAAAACCTCAAGGAGACCCAGAACGTGATTCACCTGAACGCTACCCGGACCGACGCCCGATCTGTTGCGAGCGTGGCTGCGAACGCCACTCACACGCACGAGATCGACACGCTCGGGTATGAGTCTGTTTCCATCGACGTGGTGTATTCGCCGTTCACGGCGGCCACCTCGAACGCGGCCCCGGTTCTTCGGCTGACGCAGCACGACGTGACTGGCACGGGCCAGACGAACATCTCCGGCATGGTCGGCGGCACGGACTTCACCGTTGCGGCCGGTGCGACCACGGGGAACGCCGGCTACGTGGCCCGGTTCAACGTGGACATGCGTGGCAAGCGGCGTTACCTGACGCTGTACACCACGCCTGGCAATGCGGTCGGCGTGACCTCGGTGGCCCGTCTGGGTCGTGCCGAGGAGGCTCCTGTCAACGCTGCCTCTGGCAACGTCGGCACCTGGGTCAGCGGCTGACGCTTGACAGCACGAGCACAGTAGGCGGCAGGCAGGGCACATCGCTCTGCCTGCCGTTTGCTTTTTGAGGCTCACGCATGCTCGTTCGTGTCGGCGGTACGGAGGTGGACATCCGCGTCGAGGCGATTCTCTCGATGCCTAGGCTGTCGTTTACGGCCAACCACTTCACCTGGGCACAGGCGCTCATGCCGCTGGGCATTCGCCCCACAATGGGCGTCGGTGCGTTTTGGAGCCAGGTGAATACCAGGGTGATGGAGCAGTTCATCGACAAAGCGGAATATCTGCTGACCATCGACTACGACACGTTTTTCACCAAGGCCGACGTGGAGCATCTCTTCGCCATGGCGATGACGTTCCAGTGTGACGCCATCACCGGGCTGCAGACGAAGCGGGAAGACGGCAGGCCGATGCTCACGCTGAAGGGCTGCCTGGACAATCCGCCGGAAGGCGGCAGCACGTCGGTGGACAAAGAGTGGTTTGCCGAGCCCGTGCAGGAGGTGGATTCGGCCCATTTCGGCCTGACCGTGATTTCCACGGCTGCACTCAAGCGGTGCAAGAAACCGTGGTTCTGGGAGCAGCCAGATCCGAACGGTGGCTGGGGTGAAGGCAGGCGCGACTCTGATATCTGGTTCTGGGCGAATTGGCGGGAAAGCGGCAACCGCGTCTTTGTCTCGCCCCGCGTCGTGCTGGGCCATGGCGAGTACGTCGTGACGTGGCCCGGGAAGAACCTGAGCACCCCTGTGTTCCAGTGGGCGAACGATTTCACGAACACGCTGAAACGTCCCGAAACTGCATGGAGCGTACCCCAATCATGAAAATACGAATGGTGCAGAGCTACCGGGTTTACCGTCGCGGGCAGGTGTTGCCCGACGTGCCAGACGGCATGGCCCGCGATTGGATTCAACGCGGCATCGCCGTCGAGGACAAGCAGACCGAGATCGAGACGGCCGCCGTCGATCACCAGGCCGAGACCGCCGACGCGACGCCACGCAAACGAGGACGCCCACGTGCAGTACCGCAGCCTGACTCGCCAGACCGCTCCGACCGTTGAGCCCGTTACGCTCGCAGAGGCCAAGGCTCACCTGCGAGTGGACACGGCGACGGACGATTCCTACATCGCGACGCTCATCACGGCGGCTCGCGAGTGGGTGGAGGAGTATCTCGACCGGGCTCTGGTGCATCAGCAGTACGTGATGCGGCTTGATTCGTTCCCTTACGAGTTCGAGCTCCCCAGGCCGCCGATGGCCACGAGCGGCACGGCCACGGCTGTCGTGGTCACGTACACGCTGGGCGACGATTCCACGGCGACGCTGTCTTCCACGCAGTACCGGGTGGACCGAAACGCGACGCCCGGCGTGGTGCGGCAACTGCGGGCCGGCACGTGGCCCGGGAATCTCGATGACCAGAACGCCGTCACGGTCACGTGGTGGGCTGGCTACGGTGCGAGCGGCACGAGCGTCCCGGCGGCGATTCGGCACGCGATCCTGATGCTGGTGGGACACTGGTACGACGGCTCCCGCAGCGGCGTGGTCATGGGAAGCATCTCCAAGGAAGTCGAGTTCGGCGTGAAGTCTTTGCTGGACTCGCAACGCTGGGGCTCCTACCGATGATCGACGCCGGCAAACTCCGCGAGCGTGTAACAGTTCAAATCGCCAGCGGGGCCACGAACACGCTCGGCGAGACGGTGTTGACGTGGAACAACTCGACTGCCGTCTGGGCCAGCGTGGAAGGTGTCACGGCTCGCGAGTCGCTCGGGCTCGGGCAGCAGGAGATCTCGGTCACGCATCGGGTGAAGATGCGATACCTGCCGGGCCTCACGCAGAACATGCGGTTCACGTGGCGGAACCGGACGCTGGAAATCGTCAGCCTGCTCGAGCGGGGCAACCGCAGCGAGCACGAGATCATCTGCCAAGAAACGGTGCCGTAATGACGCGAGTGTTCGCCGGCGGCACCGACCGGCCGCTCATCAAGCTGGCGCTCGGCAAGGGCAAGAAGGCGAAAGCCCTGTTTGCGGTGGAGCCGCTGGAAGACGTTGTCGCTGAGATCAAGCGGCTGCCGCGAGACATCAGCACGAAGTACCAACTTCGGGCATTGAAGAAGGCTGCCAAGCCTGGCCAGGAAGCGTTGCGGAAGAACGTTGCCGCCCTGGGCGAAGTCACCGGCAACCTGATGGCGAGCGTCAGCCAGGTGTCGCGGAAGTACACGAACAACAAAGCGAAACTGCCGGTCGGCGTAGTGGTAGTCGGTTTCCGCCGGCCGGTGAACAGCAAGAGCCAGAAGGGAGCCACGCCTGCCTTCATCGGCGGCACGGTCCTCAAGGGGCCGAACCGGGCATACCACTCGCACCTGGTCGAGTACGGCACGAAGCCGCGTCAGGCTGGCAAGTCGAAGCTGGTCAGCCGCCGTCGCGTCGTGCTGGGCGGCAGGATTCGCACGATC